CATGAACGTGCCCAACCGTGAAAATAGGCCGCGGAAGAAGGTGCTGAATTCGCCGGCAACAGTCTGCGCCGACTGCCAAGCCGTGGTCCAGTCGCCGTCGATAATGGCCTTGACGGCTGTCACCGTCTCGGTGAGGATGACCGTGATCAGTTTGATAGTGGCCGTGATCTGGTCAATCAGTGGCCCCAGAATCCCTGGCAGTGTCTCGAAGACCGTCGTCAGCCGGTTGATACCGAAGTCGACCGCTATCGCCAGCGCCGCCCCCACCAGCAACACGAACGGTTGCAGTGCCTGGAACAGCCCGCCGAACGCCTCGCCCAGCGCCTGGAGTTTCGGCATGAGCGGGGCAAGAGATTCGGGCAACTTACTGAAAGCCGCTTGCAGCCGTTCCATTGCCGGTGCAAAGAAGGCCGCCAACATCGCGCCGATCGTGCTCACTTGAGCCCAGAAACCCGCCAGCGTTCCGCTTACCTGGCTGGCCCCTGTCTGCATCCCCGTGAATGCCGCCTTCAGATTGTCAAGGGTGCCCTTGATGCCTTCCCAGGCTGTGCTGCTCGCTGTCTGCAAAGCCGGCCAGGTTTGTTCCCATGCCGTCTGCAACGCGGTCAGCGCTCCAGGCAGCGTCGTGTCGAGCCATGCCTTTGCCAACGTCCAAGCAGCGCTCAGTGCCGCCCACGTAGTGTCCCAAGCCGTTTGCAGCGCAGGCCATGCCGCTGCCCAGGCCGTCTGGAGACCGGTCAGCGCCGCCGGCAGCGTCGTCTGCATCCAAGTCTGAGCGGTGGTCCAGGCCGGCTGTAACACGCCCCACAGCGTATCCCAGGCGCTTTGCATGGCGGGCCACACTGCCGTCCAGGTGGATTGCAGCCAACCGAGTGCCGCCGGCAGCGCCACTTGCAGCCATGCCCAGGCAGCAGCCAACCCCCCACTCACTGTGCCCCATGCTGCGCTAAATGCCTCCTGAATGGCGGGCCATGCAGTCGCCCAGGCGCTGCGCATCGCCTCGACGGCAGTCGGGATGGCGACTTGCAGCCATGTCCACATGGCGAGGGCTGCTCCCTGCACGGACTGCCACGCCGCACCGATGGCGTTGACGGCATCGCGGATCACGTAGTAGTCCGCTCCGCCGCCGGTCAGCGCGTTGGCGATATTCCAGATGAGTTCAGGTACATCCAGGTAGCCCTCGCGGAACGACTGGATGGCGTCCGAGATTTCACCAAAGGCTGTCGAGATCGTGCCGATGGCGCCATCTACCGCCGCCGCCGCCTCAGGGAACATTGCGCGCATCTCATCCAAGAAGGCCTGTATGTCGCCGGTCTGTACGAGGCCACCCATCGCTGCCACGAAGCGGCCGAACGACTCGGCTGCTGGCTGGATGGACTCGGGCAGGTGGGTCAACCAGTCGTTGAGGTAGTCGCCGTCTTCCAGGACCGCGCCGATGTAGTTGCCGAAGGAGCGCACGCCCTCGCCAATGGCGTCGAAGTCGATCCCGGTGGCATTTTCTGCCATGTCCTTGAGCATGCCCGCCAGTGCCGCCGCCCGCCCCTGCACGTTGCCAAAGTTTTGCTGCCACAGGACAAAGCCGGCAGCGACTGCGGCCACGGCTGCCACCAGCAGGCCAACAGGCGACAGGAGGAAAGTGATCGCTGTCGTTATGCCGGCGATCGCCAGCATAACCGGGCCAGCCGCTGCCAGTACGGCGCCGAAAGCCACGGCGGCATCCATAAGTGGGCGGGGCATCGCAGCGAAGGCGCTCAGTGCGTCGGCGCCCATGCGCACGAAGCCACCCAGGGCGTCCAGGTAGGGCAGCGCCGCCGCGATGAGGAACGAATCGATCGAGCCTTTCAGGTACTCGATAGCGCCTTGCATGCCCTTCATGCGTGCGTTGGCAGTCGCCGCCGCCGCTCCTTGCTGGTTGACGGAATCCGACATTTCCGCAAAGCCATCCGCTCCCTCGCGCGCCAGTATGGTAGCGGCGCGAATGGCGTCGGCCCCGAAGATAGTGGACAAGGCTGCGTTGCGCTGCTCGTCAGTCAAGCCTGCGGTGGCCTGCTGCAAGTTGCCGACAATATCGTCGAACCCGCGCATGGAGCCGTCGGCGTTGAATACCTCCAACCCTAGCGAGTTCATGGCTTTGGCCGCTTCGGCTGTCGGTGAGGCCAGGCGCATCAGCATCGTTTTGAGCGACGTGCCAGCGTCGCTGCCGGTGATGGCGTTGTTGCCCAGGATCGCCAGTGCCGTGGTCAGATCCTGAACGCTCTGCCCGTTGGAGGCGAAGACCGCGCCGGCCATTTGCATACCCTGCGCCAGGTCGGTCACGTCTACGCTGGACGCGTTGGCCGCCGCCGCGAGCATGTTGGCGATGTTCGTCACATCGCTTGCGGGAAGCTGGAAGGCGTTCATAGCGTTGGCGGCAATCGTCGCTGCTTGTGCCAGGTCCAGATTGCCCGCCGCCGCCAGGTCCATCGTGCCGGCAATGGCGTCGCCAATCTCCACTGGAGACAACCCTGCTTTGCCCAGTTCGAGCATAGCATCGGCAGCTTCGCCCGCGCTGAACGACGTCACGGCGCCCAAGTTCAACGCCTGCGCCTGGAGGGTCGCCATCTGGTCGCCGGTGGCGCCCGTAACCTGCGCCATCACATTCATGGACTGCTCAAAGTCAGCCGCACTGTTGACGGCAGCCGTGGCAATGCCAGCCAGGGGTGCAGTGACGCCCAGCGACATGGCCGTGCCGGCCTTGCGCATGGAATCGGCAAGGGACTGGATGTCCTGTTTGGCCTTGTCGGTGCCTATGGTTATCTCGCCATAAGCGGACCCCAAGTTCACGCCTGACATGCGCTTACTCCTCGTCCCACGTCCCGTCCTCTTTCACTCGCACTTTGCGGAGCCCATCTGCGCTGACCGGCGCATACTCTTGTGTTCTTGCCGCTTCGTCGCCTAGCAACTTTGCCAGCGAGTTGACCGGCTTGCCCTTCTTGTCCCGCTCGTTCAGCTTGTCTTCCACCCAGGCGCCAAACTGCGCTACCGCCATGTCGAACTGGTAGGCCGCCCAGGGGTCGTCAACGCCGATGACCTCGCTAGGCCGCCGGTGGTACGTCACCGACAGTGAATGTAGATTCCACATCTCCACTTTGTCGGCTACGAAAAGGCTCCAGCTTGCCGGCTACCTGGTTAGCCCAGTTGAAGATTGCCTGCTTGTCGTTGCCGGACAACTCCGCCAGGTCCAACTCCGCCGGCTCCACAAGGCACGCCCGCACCACCACATCCAACACCTGTCCGAATTTCTCCACGTCGGCAAGGTCGACCGGCTGGTCCGGCTTGCGCTTGAGCATCTCCGCCACCGGCGCCCGCAGCGTAGTCGGGATCTGGCCGGCCTGCGCGAGGTCCATCAGTGACACTTTCTTCAGCTGCACGTCCAGGCCAGAGGGGAGGGTGAATGCCTCCCCTTGCTGCTGCCGTGCGCGCCATTCTGCTAGATTCATGAATTGCGCCTCTCTCAGCTACTGCTATAGCTACTGGCTTAGGTGGCCGGGACCGTGGTCGCCGTCTCGTTGTGCACCAGTTCGGCGATCTTCGTGCCGTTGCTGATGGCGATGCCGCTGGCGGACTGGATGAAGAACTCGCCGTCCTTCCACTCGCCTTCCAGGCCATCTGTTAGCTTGGCCTTGTAGATAAGGCAGTGGACATCCGAGCCATCGTCGTTGAGAACCTTCCCGTAAATCTTGAAATACGGGTAGGTGTCGCCGGCGGCGATGATCATGGTATTCTTCTGAGCCGGCGTCGTGCCCGTGGCCGCGATGGCGCGCCCCGTCATCACCTTAATGGCGTCGAAGGAAATGCCGCCCGCCTCCAGGCTCCACTCGATCTTATCGGTGATGGCGGCAATGGCCTGGACAGCATCGTCGCCGCGCAGCTCGCCCGAGACGAGCGACTCCTTGAAGCTCAGCGTCTGCGCCGCCGGCAGTACAACCGCCGTACCGGTAGGCAGCGGCACCAGCGTAATCTGGCGCAGACCGAAGGGCTTGACGTTACTTGTTAATGGCATGGTGTGTCTCTCCTTATATGCGGCTAGAGCGCCGCTGCTGTCTCTTCTTGCACGAACTCATACACGACGGAGCCGTTAGTCACGGCTACACCCTTCATGTAGGTTACCCAGAACTCGCCGTCACGGAACGTGCCCTCCATGGCTTCAACTTTGGCCCGGTAGAGCCGGCAGATCACGTCGCCGGTGTCGCTCACGGCCCGGCCGGCGATGCGCAGGTAAGGCATTTGCGCACCAGCATCCTGACTCAGCGTGAGCGTGCGGTTGGGCGTACTGCCCACCTGGTTGGCTGTGCCGCCGGTCAACTTGGCGACCGCCTCCAGGCTGATACCGCCCGCTTCCATCTCCCACTCGGCACCCGCTACGAACCCTGCTGCGCCCACCAGGTGACCCTCTGCTTCAAAGCGTGCCGTCTCGAGCAGCGGCGTGACATGCATCATCAGCGCCGCCGGCATGAGCACCTTGTTCGCCCCTGCCGTGTCGTAGAGGGCGATTTGGCGTAGACCGAAGGGACGGTCACCGTAGCCTGCCACGCATTACCCCCTGTTCACCGTCGCTACGTATCTCGACATAATCGCTGGCACGCCCAACGATTGCAGTTCGATGCCGAGCAGGTCGTTGGCATGCCGCACGTCCCACAGACTGTCCCCCGATTCGTCTACGCCGGTCAGTTGCGCCCGGTGTAGCAGATGGTAGGCCCGCACGCGTGCGAGGTCGATAGCTGCGCTGCCGGACTGCTGGTAGTACCACACTGTCACGTACAGCCGTGAGCCATCGGGGTGCGGCCCCGCCGGCGCCTGATTTTCGGGCTTCAGGATGGCGCAGGGCAGCAGTTCGCTGTTCTGGTCATACGCTGCCGGTGTCGCCTGGCGGGAGATGTCGTTTACCTCCGTACCGTCGTACAGCCCGCCGGTGAGTATGCCGGCCAGTGCGGCGTCGCTTTCCAGTGCAGCGAAGATGGCGGCGAATGCGGTCATGCGAACGCCTCCCGCAGCATCTGCATCAGCGGTTCGTAGTGCGATTCCATGGTGCGCATGATGACGGCATAGGAGCCGCTGTTCGCTAGCTCCAGCCAGATGCCATAATCGATCGTTGCGCCGTGGCTGAGGTAGATGGTGACAATCCGGCTGCTGAAGTCCGCCTCGCTTGTGCCGAAGATGCCGGTCCGTGCGTTGCCGGTGCGGTCCGTCCAGGGCGCATCGGCCTTGGCCTGGTTCTGCATCTGGGTGGCGACGTACTGCGCAATGCCCGCCACCGCCGTCAGTACCCGGTCCCCATAGCGTTCGATGGCCGTTGCCAGCTCGCTGGGTGGCGTGCTCCAGCGGATGCCCGCATTTGCTTGTGGCATCAGTGCACCTGCCTGGCTTGCGCCTGTGTGCTGTGTTCCCGGTTGGGATGGATGGCAAGCACCTCGTACAACGCCCCGCCGAGGGTAAACTTGTCGTTCGGTTGGATGTCGAGGGCCACATCGCCCACTACGATCACCGCACCCACCGCCGCCTGTAGGCCCTCAGCGTCGGTAACGCCGGCCTGCACATTGCCGCCGCGGGCGATGCGCACGGTCTGCGCTGCCAGCGTCGCACCGTTGCGACGGATGGCAACCGTAACCGGGCGGTCGTCACGGATGGCTTGCAGGTCGGCTGTCATGCGGGCGCGG